CCTACAAAGGCAACACCGGCGTGCTCATCTTTTCGGGTGAGCTGGCCGAATGTTTTAACTGCCATTATGCGGTCCTCAATCCTCTGTGCAAGGAACTGGTTTTCTCAAAAGAGTCAATCAGTGCAGGATAGGATTTAACCAGGAAGGGGTTGTTGTCGTCTGTTTTTGCCAGGGGCTCAACAGTAACAAGTCCTCTAAATCTGGATCCGGCAGAGTTTGTATAAGCAACTTTACCCATTCCCTGGAACTCGTCCAGGTCCCAGAGGAAAACAACTTCCATGGGGTTGTCTGCTGTTCCACCAAGGGGAACATCACTCTGCATGTGAGTCGGTACAGTGTTTGCATCGGCTGTCAGGGGGTTAGCACTGAATTGGATTGATGTAATTGCACCGGTAGGAGTACCGTTACCGTCATAAGAGAAACCGGAAACGATATCTTTCAGAGTCTCGGTATTTGTCGCATCACTGACATATACTTTATAATACATCGCGTCAGAGTTTGCGGCAAAGGAAAGGGTAATTGTATCGGCGCTTGAAGTGGTTACAGAAACCTCTGCAGAAGCTCTCTGTTCACCATCCCATGTTACGGGTGCGATTTTAAAGTAATAAGTATCATCGGGGATTGCTCCACCGGTTCCGGCAGACGCTCCGGTTACTGTTCCCTGCTGAGTAACAGGACGTGTTGCCGTGGTCTCAACGATAGGAATGTTACGGTAGGTTTCCAGTCTGTGGCCACCATCAACTTCAATGACATTGGTTCCCCTGATTGCTTCCCGGTTATCACGAACCTGAGTGTACAGGCGGGAAAATACAGAAAGCATCTCGGGAGACATTTCAAAAACTTTCCTGTGAGCTGATCCCTGGTTCCTCAGGTTGTTATCAATCATGTCGTCAAGTATAGACAGGCTTGTCGGAACTACGCCGCCCTGAACAGTGTTCTTACGGGAGGACTCAATAAAGAAATCCAGCCCTGAAAAGGTGTACTGGTCGGCTGCTCTGTTTCCATACAGCATGTAAGTCCTGAGGTCATTACCGAACGCCTGGAGGTGTGTTTCCATCTCAAAGGCCTGGGCGTCTGTGAAGTTCTCGGCTGCATCCTGAACGAATCCGGTAACAGCCCCTTTTCTTTTCAGAACCTTCAGTTCAACAGAATCTCGTTCTGTCGTGCTGTTTCTGGTGGGGGTGGTAGAGTTCTCGCCCATAGCAGAACCGGGAGAAGGCAGAGCTGTCAACCGGATAAATTCATGGAATTTCTGAGGGTCATGTTTCAGAACGGGAATAGCGATTTCTGGAACAAGCCTTACCAGAGTATTGGTAATGACTTCCTCAAGATGTTCAGGAATAAGGGCCTGTCCTACACCTGCGGCAGAGGAAAAGGCTTTTCTGATTAAACTCTGACTTTCGGGATTTCCGAAAAGTCTATTAAACTGTAATACATTCACTGCTTTACTTCCTTTGGTTTTAACGGTTAAAGAGCTGTCCTAAAGACTTAAGGCCCTCTCTGTTACTGTTTGCGGACTTCTGAACAGAAGACCATGCAGACACTTTATCTTCCTTGTTCTGGGATTTCATAACCTCAGAAAGGAGACCTATAACTGCCTGTCCGTCAAGGTTGCCTACGGGGGCAACGGGGGCGCTCTGGGTTGTGGCCGATTTGGCTACAGAATCAGTGATACCAACGGCATCCAGGATATTACCAAGAGCCTGATCAGTCTGGGCCTGTCTGTCTGAAATAGACTTAAGAACCTTTGTGATCTGTCCGAGTACCTGGGCGTTACCGGCATCGTGAGTGTTTACAGAAGAAGATTTCTGAACAGCCATATTGGACAGAGCGGTGAGCAGGGATTTCCCTACTTCGGAATAGTTGTCCTCGGTAATCTCGGTTCCGTCAAGAACTCTATCCTCTGCCTTGTCTTCAGGGTTAGCCGTTGGGCCTTCACTGGACTTTGCAATGTCATTCATAGTATCGCCTTCCATTTCTTTCTTGACGTATCCCATTCCTTTCATTGCTGTGGCGGCTTTCATTGCCATATCTTCATCCATGCCATTATCGACCATGGCGGCTTTCATAGCCATCATTTCCTCATCGTCTCCGACCTGGGGGCCACCTGCAGCCATAGAAACATCACTTTCCATTCCGGAACTGTCACCACTACCCATCAGCTGTTGCAAAAGGGTCATGATATTACCCATAACCATTTTCTCTTCTTCTTCCATTTTCTGGACTTTATTGTTTCCCTTAACCATTATAAGCTCCTTCGCTTATCCACAAGATTTTCCAGGAGAGATTCAATCTCTTTCATGATCATGTGTCTCCTGCTCGTTCCCGCCCCGTTGCTGCTCTCGGCGGCTTCTCTTGTTTCATTCGTGAAAAGGCCTTCATTCTGAAGGATAAGGGGGATCATCATACTGCCATATTCGTCAAAAAGCATTTTCAATTTATTCTCAAAATTCCCGTGCTTTTTATCGGACATGATTTCAAGGATTTCATCCTCTAGCCCATTGTCGAGCATAAACTTTTTTTGGTAGAAGGTGCTTTCATCTTCTGCCTTTTTAATCTTCTCGCTGAGGCATGTTCTCATTCCATCCCGTAGTTTGTCGGCAACTTCCGGGGGAATCTCCCCTAGTGCCTTGTATACAGAATTGGCTATACTGCTTTCATAAGCAGGACGCGGAACAACCACAACGCCGTCCAACCGGACCGCATTCATCACCCGTTTACCAGACATATCAACATCTAAAATGCCACCGTCCGGAACATCTCCCTCTATGCTAAAACCTTTCTGCTTCGGCTTAGTATAGGGGGCAAGGCCGTTTACCTGTTTCCACAGCTTATCAGCCTTTTCAAGCGTAACAGATTCAGGTGAAAATCCGTCAAGCTCATCATACAGACGGTACTCTGTTAACCAGTCCCCTCCGGGAAGGATCTCAGAATGTACCAGCTTTCCAATATCATCAACAAAATTAACCCCGTGCTGACCCTCGTACAAAAGAACGTCACCGGTTTCTGCCTGATCCTGGAAAGACTTGATACACTTTTCCGTCATTCGTTCGCCGTGAAGGTCTTTTTGAACCCCTGAGGATATCCCTACAAGATATCTTCTTTTCTGGTTCCCTTCACTCTTTACCACAGCATGAAGACCGTTCTTCATGTCGCGTGGGTGAAACTTGAAAGAAATCTTTCTAGACTCGTCCATTTTTTCCCCTGTTGTCGTATTCAGTTATATTTACTTTGGCAGAATCATATTTAGGATTAACATTAATCTCTATCCGGAGATTTGTGTTATAGATTTCAGAAAGCTTTAAAGCAAGCTGCTTCATCTCTTCCTTTATCTCTTCCTTTTTCATTCTGCCTCCGTCACTATGTATTCGATATCGCACGAACAACCTATATTTTGCTCTTTAGGTGCGTTTGGATCATGAGGCCCGGTCATATTGTCTACCCGTAACCTAATTCCTTTTTTATTATACAATGGTACCTTAAATTTGTCACTATAGTCAATTATCACCCCATTTACTTCAGAGTGCCCTTTCCGGGGCTCCTTTGAAAGCCCTTTGTTCTGGATCCATTTCTTTCGCATTCTGAGAGAAGGATTCTTTTTTAAAAGCTCATCGGAATATGCCCTCTTTATATCATGGATTGCTGACCGGGTTTCTGTAGTGGCGATTGTCTTTATATTCCCAGGGATTCCAAAACGGGGATCCACTTTGGTATATTCTTGAAAAGTCTGCATTATCTTTTCTTGATACAGCTCTATCACTTTAGGATTTATGGTTCCGGCTTGAGTTCCTCTCCTGCGTATAAATGCAGGTTCCCCCGTCCCGGCTGTCCGGAAATCCTGGAGAACAGATTGAAGGTCTTTTGACAATTTAGTCCGGAGAGAGTTTGTTATAAGCTCCCCCCGGTCCGCTGTCTTCTTTATATAAACCTGTTTCTCTGGTAAAACCTCCGTTACATCAGGGAGAATAAACCGTTTCCCTGGTGCTTCGAATTTCTTAATAGATTTATTCCAATGAGCATCAGAAAGTTTTGCTGTAGCCTGTTGTATGTTCTGGGTGTTCCTTGCAAGGATATCATTCATCAAAACTTGATAGTTCTGCCCTGATACGTCCTTAGGGTCTATGCCGTACTTTTTAGCCAACCGGTTTAAATAAATTTTTGCCATTATTCAATATCCTGGCTGGCCTATAGAAGATAAATATTCTTCTGTAAATAGTCGCTCATCGACAAGAACAACTACAAAAGAAGAAGATATCCCCATAGTAGAGGAAGCAAAAACCTTAGAAATTTTTATATCAGTTAACCCTGGCAATTCGTCAAATACAGACCTTTCATCTATATAAATAGAATTTCCTGAACTTGTAAGTGTCATAACTTTTTTTACTTTAAAAACCTTTTCATACTTCCTTGATTTATAGTTTATTCTTATAACATCAGGACCAGCAGGAGCGGCTTCATACTCCATGCCAGCCTCTCCCTTAACAAGAAATCCAACTTTTTTAGGAGGTATCGTATAGATAGCCATAAGAGTCTGATTATTTCCATCATTTATAGTTGCTCTTACATCATCTAAGTTGATTGGTATTCCTTCGCTTATATCTCCATTTTTGAAGCAATAAACGACACCTGTCAAAGATCCATGACCACCATAGCTTTCTTCTTTTTCTTCATTCTCCATTCTATATACACGCCAAAATGAAATAGGATCTCCAGTTAAATCAGCATTATCATATATAAGAGATTTATTTTGTCCGTTTAGTTCAGAATACCCTATAGATTCATCATCATCTGATGGATCTATGATTCCGATTATTTTAATCAAATGACCTACATCAAGTACACTACTACTTGACAACGTATCAATATCAGACAAAGTTGAAAATACGTATTCTTTTGATAACTCCCACACATCTTGAATTGTATTATCCCCAGCAATAGAAAGAGCAGCGCCAAACTTATCAATACTTCCATATCCATCAACTTTGTTAAGTCTTAAGGTTTTAAAAAAATCCTCTACTATTTGAGTCCCGCCACCAAATTGAGTTATGTTGTCAATATATATTACTCTTATATCTACATCATCAGGCCATATATAAATATCTATTTTTTTTTCAGGCCCACTTGAAAAAGATATAACCCCTTTTTTAGTTTCTGTTGTCGCTTCACTTCTCACCACAGGAGCTGTTAGACCAGTATCTTTATACACACCACGGATATTTCTATTTGGGGAACTTTCTACAAATACGATCCCCCTGTATACTGAATCAGCAACTTTAGTCCATTGATCTTTAGGGCATTCTACAGATACAGAATCTGCCATAAACTGTCCTCACTTGTTAAATATCATGGATTTAAATTCATCCATGGAATATTCTACGTGCCCGCCGTAAAAGTTGGGGTTATCGTATTGACTTCTATATGCCAGAATTGCCGCCCGTGAAGAGGGGAATCCTAGCATCACTTTTACCTCGTCAAATTCCTGTGTATCAGGATTAACCTGTTTGACTGCATAAACTTTCTTTGATTCTATATCCGGCCCTATGTACACGTCAAGGGAATCGCCGTCAGTGGCCCCCGTTCCGTAAAGATACCCATAATCATAGTTCATGTTGACTTTCCATCTGTGGCCGCCTGGGTCAACTCCTGTACGTACTGAGCCTTTAGGATTTTCTATCCCTATGAACATTCCCTGGAAAAATCTATAGGAGACTGGCCGGTCCTCTTTCTGAACCTGCATGGATGCAGTATCTTTCATAGGATCTCCAAGCAGTCCGGTAATCTCCGTGATCATTGCTTCCGGGGTCATTTCACTATCAAAAGTCATTTCCATTACAGCATCACGGAGAACATTGAAGTATGCCTGTAAATCCAGCTCAAGCGGAGCGGCCATTGTGTCAAATTCATTCTGGGTAATTTTCCTGTCCGCTGCTTCTGCCATTTACATTGTCCTTACATCACCGGTCATATTAAAAGGGTTTGTCGTGCTCCCGTCAGGGGCTGTTCCTTGTGTTGAAGCCGGAGGCCTATTGTATTCATCTTCCGGGAATACATCATCTCCCCTTTCTTCCCGTATCTGATTGACTGCATAGGTTCCGCTGTTCATCTTTTTTATTTCAAGATCGATCTGTTCATCATCAGACATACCCAGATCAAAGGAGAATTCCCAACCATAACCAAACCGGTATGGGATCAGGTCGTCATTGATGAGGGATTCAAAACCCTTTACTACTGGCCCCAATCCTTTTTCCTGCTCTATCTCTTTCTGTACATCTGAAGTTTCTTTACCGCTGGTAAACTCTCCCCCGGCCAGGTTAACTTCCATGTTCGTCATGTTGTAGATAAGAGCAAGATCCCGGAGTAGTTTATCCTGTCTTGCCTGTTGTGCCGGGAATGTATCGGCTTTTGATAAGTCGATTACTGCGGGGTGTCCTACACCGGTAAGAGTGACTATTGCTTCCTGTCTGGCCTGATTCAATTTTGTTTCAACCCGTTTCTGTTCTGCGTCTGGCATAGGTATGTCAAACATCTGATCTGTAAGACCACCCAGGGGGTTAGAATCCTTTCCGAATGCAATAGCCTTTTCTGGGGGCTTTGTTCCGTCTGCCTGATCAGCTGCCCGTTTGTCAAAGAGTATTGTCTCGGCAACTTTGTTTATCAGAGCCTCCAGGGGAACTTCCCCCATGGTCTGCCATGATACAGGGAGATACCGTACATAGGATATTTCGTTTGAAAAGTATGCTCTCGGTTCAAAGGTGGGGATAATCTGGAAATACATTTCTGCACCACCAACCTTGACATCACGGTAAGGATTAACTGTTCCACCCGGTAGAATGTAGAAGTTCTCTATCCGTCCGCCCTGCCACTCTTTGTAAATAGAGGCGCTGCCGTGAATCATCAGGTCAATTACATATGAGTGCCGAAAGTCTGAGAACTTAACTCCCAGGGAGGGTTCTTTCAGCCATGTTTCAATTTCAGTTGCCTTTGCCTCGTTCCCTCTTTCCTGCTGACGTTTGTATCTTCTTACAGCTGCCTGAAAATTGGAAAGATCCGGGAGAACCCCGGGAATCATCTTCTGTATGTACTTAACGGCCCGTCCCCGCACCACTAAATGAGTAAGGTCCATCCCACTGTATTCGTCATACAGCTCTTTCATGTCCATAACCTTAGACAGATCCTCTTTCAGGTCCCGGTCAACTCTACGGACATTCCAGTTAAGAGCAGATAGCCTCTTTGCCCGGGAGGTCACAACACCCTGCAGCATAG